ATAACAAAGGCGACAGATTTTGTTATCAGACTTTAAATCCAAAAACTAATAAGTGGTGTGCTGTTAAAACTTCAACTTATTCTGCTTGTCTTGTTTTAACTCAAGATGATGAGAATGGTTATGTTTCTTATTTTGGTGTTGATAAATATGGAGACACAGCCAAAGATGTTGGAGAGTTCGTTGATAAAATAGATTACGAGCAGCTCGACACTCAACAAAAGAAAAAACTTTGCAGAGTTAAGGCTTTTGATACTGCAATGAAAAATGTTAAGATTGAGTTTGTTAATTCAACTGCTTGGAGTGATGACGAGAGAGCAGCTCACAAAGCTAAACAAGATGAGATGAATGGCAAGTTAGCTGGTTATGCTAACAAGTTGTATGGTGCTTGCCTTGTTAAAAATAAGTTAGCTTAAAAATTTACAGAGCCAGGTGGGTTGTTCTCTCCTGGCTTTTCTTTTACCTGGTTTAAAACTTAATAAAGTTGGTTCTTGGTTGCGGCAGCCATGTTCCTCACGCACGCATTATGGAGTTCGGATCTGTCTCGATAGGTATAATACCTACCGACAATCGTTGTAAATAAAAGAGAATAGCCACGCCTGGAGGATTATGGGAGGGTCAACGCTATATCTGCATATAAATAAAGTAAAATCATGCGGAACAAAGGGGGTACACCCGAATTTCCAGCCGCATTTTTTAAATATATATAACTTGGGAATTTCACACACATACACACACACGCATGAGAAAAGAACATAAAAGTAAAACTGGAGGATTAACAGCCAGGGGGAGACAATTTTTTAAGAACAGAGATGGTTCTAATTTAAAACCACCAGTAAGCTCTGGCAAGAACCCGCGAAGAGTTAGCTTTGCTGCCAGGTTTGCGGGGATGAAAGGTACAATGAAAGATGACAAAGGTAAGCCGACTAGAAAAGCTCTAGCATTAAAGAAGTGGGGATTTAGCTCGGTAGCCGCAGCAAGAAATTTTGTAAAAAATAACAAGAAAGCATAATGGATAAATATACTGATAGATTAATAACAGCTATGGTTTTTGTTGCAGAAGAAAGCAACGGCTTAGTTATTCATCTTAATGGTTTTGAAGATCTGGAACATGCTAATAAATTTGTAAATAAACTAATGAAGAACAGCGGTATTGATTATACATCAGTTAAAGATCTATTTGATTTACCAACAATACACTAGGAGGGTTAATGAAACTAAAAGATCACATTCCACATATTGTAAAGGAACATAAAACAATCTGTGCAGTTGTAGCAGTAGTCATTATTGTTTTAGCTATTTTATAATGAAAGTTGAAATACCTTACACGCCACGACCCCTACAAGCGGAGCTGCACAATCAGCTTTCTCAATATAGGTTTGCGGTGTTAAGTTGCCATAGAAGATTTGGCAAAACTGTCTGTATGCTCAACCACCTAATAAGAGCTGCATTACAGAAAAATTTGAAAGATCCTAGGTACGCTTATATAGCTCCGACTTATAAGCAAGCCAAAGCAATAGCATTCGATTATTTAAAAATGTTTGCTGGAGCTATACCTGGTACAACATTTAATGAGACAGAGCTTAGATGTGATTTACCAAATGGATCTAGGATAACTTTATTATCTAGTGAGGCGGGGGATAGTTTAAGAGGTTTGTTTCTTGATGGAGTTTGCATAGATGAGACGGCACAAATAGAACCGAAACTTTGGAATGAAATAATAAGACCCGCATTGTCTGACAGAAAAGGTTTTTGTTATTTTATTGGTACTCCAGCGGGTATGGGTAATTTATTTTATGAATTATACCAATACGCTTTAAGTGATCCAAAGTGGATGACTTATACAGCTAAGGCAAGTGAAACTAATATTATTGACCAGGAAGAGTTAGATGCAGCCAAAGCTCAAATGGGAGATACAAAGTATAGACAAGAATTTGAATGCGATTGGATTGCAAATATCGAGGGATCTATATTCGGAGATATAATTAAAAATTTAGAAGAGAGAAAACAATTAACTAGAATAGCTTATGATCCAAGTATGGAAGTACATACAGCATGGGATCTAGGAGTTGATGATAGTACAGCAATTGTTTTTTTTCAAAAACTAGGAAACTCTATTTTAATAATTGATTATTATGAGAATAGAAGAGAGGGATTACCTCACTATGTCCAGGTTATAAAAGATAAAGATTATGTTTATGGAGAGCATTATGCTCCACATGATATAGAAGTCACAGAATTTTCAACGGGTAAGACTAGATTAGATGTAGCTTATCAATTGGGAGTTAGGTTTAGAATTTTACCTAAATTACCTTTAGAGGATGGTATCCATAGTACCAAGATGGTTTTACCTAGATGTTGGTTTGACATCGAGAATACGAAACCATTGATAGATGCGCTGAGACAATACCATCGAAAGTATAATGAAAAAATCAAAATGTTTTCTAATAAACCAGTAAAGGATTGGTCCAGCCACGCATGCGATGCGGTTAGGTATATGGCAATATCCATAAATGATTTAGCAGAAAAATCTAAACCGAACCAAACTATAACACTAAACGAATATTCAATACACGGAGACTAATATGGGATTTATGAAACCAAAAATACCAGCAATGCCACCTATTCCAGAAGTGAAACCTTTGCCAGAACCACCTAAGTATGATGACGCTGACAGAGCTGCAGAGGCTGCAAAAAAAAGAGCAAAGATTAGAGCTGGAAGAACTGGGAGATCATCAACAATACTTACTGGAGCTGATGGTTTAGAAGATGATGCAAGTAAGATAACAAAGAAAACTTTATTAGGAGGATAGTATGGGAGGAGTAGCAAGAGTAATTTCGCCACCGAAACCGCCAGCACCACCCGCAGTTAGTGTAGCACCAACGCCAACGAAACCAGAAGTTTCACAAGCATACGCTACAACTAAAACTGACATGGGTAGAGGTAAAGGTAGATCTAGTACAATATTAACTGGAGCTAAAGGTTTAGGAGATAACAAATTAACAACATCCAAAAGAACTTTATTAGGAGGATAAATGGCAATAGATAAAAAAGCCAAGGATATTATAGATAAGTATCAGACGCTCAAAGCGCAAAGATCAACATGGGAAAGTCATTGGCAAGATATTGCAAATTTTTTCTTACCTAGAAAATCTAACATTACATTAAAAAGAACCAGGGGAGATAAAAGGCATGACCAGATTTATGATGGTACTGCTACGCATTCTTTAGAATTATTATCAGCATCTCTTAATGGTATGTTGACTAATACAATATCTCCATGGTTTGTTTTAAAATATAGATCAGCAGAGATGAACCAGGATGATGAGGCACAAGAATGGTTAGAGAGCTGCGCAAGAGTTATGCAGCAAGTGTTTCAAAGATCTAATTTTCAACAAGAAATTTTTGAATTATACCATGAGCTGCTAGCATTCGGTACATCTGCAATGTTTATAACTGATGATGTTAAAGATGATCTAAGATTTAAAACAATTCATATATCAGAAATTTATATAACAGAAGATGAAAAAGGCATGGTCGATTGCCTAGTTAGAAGATTTCAAATTAAAAATAAAAATATACCAGCTATGTATCCAGATGCACAGCTACCACAAAATTTAATTAGAAAAATTCAAGACGCTCCACATGAAGAAACAAATATAATTCATTCAGTACACGCATCAGATATGCCTATGGGTTATGAGAATAATTCTAATATGGATTTTGTATCTTGTCATGTTCACGAAGATACTGGAATTATTTTAAGAGAAAGTGGATTTAGAGAGTTTCCTTATGTTGTACCTAGATATTTAAAATCTAGTAGCAATGAAATTTACGGAAGATCTCCAGCAATGAATGCGCTGCCAGATGTTAAAATGTTAAATACAATGTGTAAGACTACAATCAAAGCTGCACAAAAACAAATAGATCCACCTTTAATGGTTCCAGATGATGGTTTTGTTTTACCAGTAAGAACTGTTCCTGGAGGATTAAACTTCTACAGATCTGGTACTAGAGAAAGAATAGAGCCATTAAACATTGGAGCTAACAATCCAATAGGATTACAAATGGAAGAGCAAAGAAGAAAAGCAATTAGAGAAAACTTTTTTGTAGATCAACTGATGATGATCCAGGGTGTTAATATGACAGCTACAGAAGTTATGCAGCGTACTGAGGAAAAGATGAGATTGCTTGGTCCAGTATTAGGCAGATTACAATCTGAATTATTACAGCCATTAATTACTAGAGCTTTTAATTTGTTATTTAAAAATAATAAATTTGCTAAACCACCAGAAATAGTTGCAGATCAAGATATAGAAATTGAATATGTATCTCCTTTAGCTAAAGCTCAAAAGACACAAGAGCTATCATCTGTTATGAGAGGTATAGAAATATTTGGATCTTTACAAAATGTAGCTCCAGTATTTGATTACTTAGATGTTGATGGTTTAGTAGATCATATTAAAGATGTATTAGGCTTACCAGCTAAGGTAATGAGATCTAAGGCAGAAGTACAAAAAATCCAGCAAGATAAACAGCAACAACAAATCGAGCAAACTGAATTACAGCAAGCTCAACAAGTAGCTGAGAGTGCTGGTAAAATAGCACCAGCTTTGAAAGCGGGGTTATTAAGTGAATGAGAAAGATATAAAACAATTATCTATAAACTACAAAACGACTTTTGGATCAGAGAGCGGAGAGTTAGTGCTTAAAGATCTTAAAAAGAGATGCAGTTTTGAAACTACAACCTTTGTACAAGGAGATAGTCACGATACTGCATTTAGAGAGGGACAAAGAGCAGTTGTCTTATTTATAAATAACATGCTCAACAAAAAGGAGAAATAACAATGTCGAGTGAAAATCAAGAGGTAGCAGCAACGGAGCAAGCTCCTACGCTGTCTGGAGATACGAATACTCCAACACAAAATACTGATTGGAAAGCTAGTCTTTCTGATGAGATAAGAAACGAAAAATCTTTAGAGAACATTTCTGATATAGAAAGTTTAGCTAAAAGTTTTGTTCATGCGCAAAAATTAGTAGGTGCAGATAAAATTCCAGTACCTAATAAATTTGCAACAGATGAAGATTGGAATAAAGTTTATGAAAAACTTGGAAGACCAAAGTCTGCTGATGAATATAAATTTAATTTACCAGAAGATAAAACTGTCGATGAGGCAGCATTAAAAGGTTTTGCAGATCAAGCTCATAAGTTAGGTTTATTACCTGGACAAGCTGACGGAGTTGTAAAATTTTATAATGATATGATCGGAGCTGAGCTGTCTAATGCAAATAGTATTGCAACAGCAGCAAGAGAAAAGGCTACTACTGAATTAAAAACAGAGTGGGGTCAAGCATACGATCAAAAAATAGCAGCTGCAAACAATGTAGTTAGATCTGTTTTACCAGATGGGTTCATGAGTATGAACATGGAAGATGGAACTAAACTTGGAGATAATCCAGTTGTTATAAAAGCATTTGCAATGTTGGCTGAAAAGATGGGAGAAGATAAAATTGTTTCATCTGATGGACCAATGATGATGACACCTAAAGCGTTAGACAAAGAAATAAATAGTTTAACAGCTCCAGGTTCAGCTTATTGGGATAAAAACCATCCAGCACATAAAGACGCTGTTGCAGAAGTTTTAGCTTTACGGGAACAAAAATCATCTGTATAGCTGAAATATTGGGATAATCATTTAGACCCCGATTGACACCAGGAATAGCCTGGGATCCATGAGATCTAAAACCCAGGAGCGACCCGCAAGGATAATCATCCGTTTTAACATAAACAACAACACTAACAATAGAGGGAGACAAATATGTCAACTCAAATAACAACAGCATTCGTTGAACAATACTCATCGAATGTAAGCATGCTTTCTCAACAAATGGGAAGTAAGCTAAGAGGTGCTGTGGATGTTGAAACTGTAAGAGGAAAAAATGCGTTCTTCGATCAAATCGGAGCAACGGCAGCTGTAGCGAGAACAACTCGACATGGCGCAACTCCTCAAGTTAATACTCCGCATAGTAGAAGACGAGTTAGCCTTTCAGATTTTGAATGGGCTGATTTAATAGATGATCTTGACAAGGTAAGAATGCTTGTAGATCCAACTAGTAATTACGCTAAAGCAGCTGCTGCTGCCATGAATAGAACAATCGATGATCAAATCATCGCTGCTCTTGGTGGCTCTGCAGATACTGGCGTTGCTGGTGGGACTGCGGTTGCATTA